GTCGAGCGCGCGTGTGACAACGCCGAGGGCATGGTGCGCTTTCACATCGACTGCCCACGCTGCGGCCTGGAGCACCCGCTGATCTGGGGTGGCAAGAACTTGGCCCATGGCTTCAAGTGGACGCGCGGCAAGCCCGAGACGGTGCACCACGTCTGCCCGCACTGCCGCGCGTCCATCACCCAGGCCGACTACCTTGTGGGGGGCGTGCCGCTCTCTGGCGCCTGGGTGTGCGAGCGCACAGGCAAGCGCTACGGCACCGACCGCATCTGGCGCGACAGCAAGGGCATGCCCTGCAACCCGCCGCGCACTCTCGGCGTGCACGTGTGGACGGCCTACAGCCCGCAGCGCGCATGGTCCGACATCGTGGTCGAGTTCGAGAACGCCCTGAAAGCCCTGGAGGCTGGCGAAGTCGGCCCCATGCAGCTGTTCGTCAACGAAACCCTGGGCGAGACCTGGGAGCTGGCAGGCGAGCGCACCGACGAACACGCCCTGCAGGCCCGCGCCGAGCCCTACAAGCTCTGCACCGTGCCCAAGGGCGGCCTGTACCTCACCGCCGGCGTGGACGTGCAGCGCAACCGGTGGGAAATCACCGTCTACGCCTGGGGGCGCGGCATGGAGTCCTGGGTGGTCGACGTGATCGTGATCGAGGGCAACCCTGCTGTCGATGAAGAATGGGACGCCGTCACCCACCAGCTGCAGCGCCGGTACACACAAGAATGGCACGGCGGCACCCTGGGCATCAGCGCCACCAGCATCGACTCATCCGACCAGACCCAAGCCGTCTACAACTGGGTGGCCAAGGCCCAGCACATCCTGCCCGGCCTGCGCGCCATCAAGGGCGACGGCAACGAGGCCACCAACATCCTCGGCCCCAGCAGCGCGCAGGACATCAACTGGCGCGGCAAAAAGGTGCCCAACGGCATCAAGCTCTGGCGCGTCGGCGTCGATGCCGCCAAAGACCTGCTGCTCGGCCAGCTCGCCATCACCCAGCCTGGCCCCGGATACGTGCACTTCAGCGACCAACTGCCCCGCGAGTTCTACGAGCAGCTCACCGCCGAGCAGCGCGTGCTGGCCAAGATCAACGGCCGCGAGGCCTACCGCTGGATCAAGCGTCGCCCCCGCAACGAGCAGCTGGACAACCGCAACTACGCCTTGCACGCCGCCATGGCCAGCGGCCTGCACCGCTACGACGACGCCCGCTGGCAAAAGCTGGAGGCCGCCGTGCAGCCCGCCAATCATGATCTATTTGCTACACAAAGCGTAGCAATAAAGCCAGAAGAAAAGAGCGCTGCAGCAGACAAAGCACCTGTGCAGCACAAGCCCAAACCCTTCGCATCGCGCGCCAACCGCAGGCCTTCCGCCTCTACAGCCACATGGTAAAACCCGCCGCCCAACCCACGCCACAGCAGCTCCAGGGCCTGCTGCCCGACGATGCCCCTGCGGCAGACCAGCAGGCGCTGGCCACCGTCGAGCACAGCGACGACGTGGTCGAGTACACCCTGCGCTGCGTCATGGCCCTGGCGCCCCGCCTCAACGCAGCCGTGCTGCGCGCAGCCGAGGCCCAGGTACGCGAGGTATTTGGCGGCGATGAGGTGTGGGTGGGCCGCCGTCCTGACCTGCTCAGCCGCAACGACGCCATCCGCCGCGACTACCTGGCGGGCGAGCGCGTGGCACTGCTGGCGCGGCGGTATCAGCTGTCCCAACGACGCATCATGCAGATCCTGAAGACGTGAAATTTCACCCCTTACAGATTTCACCCCACGCGCCCTAGATTGCAGCCTGCAACACCACGCGCGCCATGGCCACCACACCCACCACAGAACCCACCACCGTCAACGCGGGCGACACCGTGATCTGGCGCCGCACGCTGGCCGACTACCCCGCCAGCGACGGCTGGGCGCTGACATACACCCTGCTCAGCGCCGCCGCCAAAATCACCATCAACGCTGTGGCCGATGGCGCCGACCACCTGGTCAACGCAGCGGCGGGCACCACTGGCAGCTGGGCGGCGGGCGACTACGCCTGGCGCGCCCAGGTCAGCAAGGCCGGGCAGGTGTTCACGGTGGGCGAGGGGCGGATGACGGTGCGCCCCAGCTTCACCGCAGCCACCACGCTAGACACCCGCAGCAGCGCCCGCAAAGCGTTGGAGGCCGTCAAGGCGTATCTGGCCGACGCCAACAACATCAAGGCGTCCGAGTATGAAATCGCAGGCCGCCAGCTGCGCCGCTACACCCTCAGCGAGCTGTGGGCCCACCACGACCGGTTGGTGACCGAGGTGCGCAACGAAGGCGCGGCAGACCGCATCGCCGCAGGCCTGCCCAGCAACACCCGCGTTTATGTGAGGTTCGGCCAATGACCAGCATGATCACCCGTGCCCGCCAGTGGCTCAGCCGCACGGTCGCACCGGCCACGCACCACGCCCGCCGCTTTCAGGCCGCCCGCATGGACCGGCTCACCGCCGACTGGATGGCCACCGCCCAGAGCATCAACGAAGAGTTGCGCAGCGACCTCGACGCGCTGCGCTCACGCGGCCGCCAGCTGGGCAACAACAACGACTACGCCAAAAAGTTCGTCGGCATGGTCAAGGACAACATCATCGGCCCTGGCGGCGTGCGCCTGCAGGTCCGCATCGAAGACGCCCCGGGCAAGCCCGACCGCCTGGCCAGCGCCGCCATCGAGCGCGCGTACAACGAATGGCAGGCCGTTGCCGATGTCACCGGCCACCAGCATTTCAGGGACATGTGCGAAACCATGGTGGGCGGGCTGCCGACTGATGGCGAGTTTCTCCTGCGCATGGTGCGTGGCGCTGATGCTGGAAACCGGTTCAACTTTGGGCTGCAGCTCATCGACGTGGACCGCATCGACACCACCTACAACGGCCGCCACGGCGCCAACACCGTCATCATGGGGGTGGAGGTCAACGCCTACCGCCGCCCGGTAGCCGTGCATATCTTTGCAGCCCACCCCAACGACGGCCAGCACAGCAGCCGCCAGCGCATCCGCCTGCCGCTGGACGATGTCATCCATGGGTTCAAGGTGGAGCGCTCCGAACAGCTGCGCGGCATCCCATGGATGGCCGCCGGCATGCTCAGCTTGCACCACCTGGGCAACTTCAAGCTGGCGGCGCTGCTGGCGGCAGAGCACGGCGCCAACCATTACGGCTTCTTCACCACGCCAGACGGCCAGTCACCCATCGGCGCGCCAGACTCCACCGGCGGCGAGGCCGTCACCGTCAGCCAGCCCGGGTATTACGACACCTTACCCACCGGCGTGCAGTTCACGCCCTACGACAGCAAGTACCCCGAGCAGAACTTCGGCCCCTTCGTCAAAACCACGCTGCAGCGCATCGCCAGCGGCTGGGGGGTGGCCTACCACTCCCTGGCCAACGACCTGGAGGGCGTCAGCTTCTCCAGCATTCGCAGCGGCACGCTCGAAGAGCGCGACCGGTGGATGGGCGACCAGCAGTGGTTCATCGACGTGGCGCTGGAGCGCATCTACCGCGCCTGGTTGCAGATGGCCCTCATGTCGGGCGCAATCACCATGCCGGGCGGCAGCGCGCTGCCCGCGTCCAAGCTCGAAAAGTTCAGCCGCCACGAATGGCAGCCCCGCCGCTGGGAATGGGTGGACCCGCAAGCCGACACCAACGCCAACATCCTCAAGGTGCGCGCCGGCCTCATGAGCCCGCAAGACCTGTGCAGCGCCATGGGCTACGACTTCGAGGACACGCTCGACGCCATTGCCGCCGCTCAAAAGCTCGCCAAGGAAAAGAACGTGCAACTGCCCGCCTACGACGCGCTGCCCGGTGCCAGTGGGGCTGCTGCATCTGCGGTGCCTGCTCCGTAGCGCGCAAGGCTCCCCGCCCCAAGGCCCGCCAAACGCGGGCCTTTTTCTTTGTGGTGCGCAGCGCGTGTAGGTGAAATTTCACCCCTTACAAATTTCACCTCACCCCGCTTGCAATAGCGGGCATGAGCAGCACAGCACCACTCCCCGAAGTCGTCGCGCGCAACCTGTCCAAGGGCCGCGCAGAGCGTGCATTTCTGGTCGAGCGCCAGGCCATTGACGAAGCCGCCCGCACCGCTGTGCTGGCCTTCGCCAGCGAGCTGCCTTACGAGCGCTACTGGGGCGTGGAGATCCTGGATTGCACTGCCACCAGCATGCGCCAGGGCCGCCTGCGCAGTGGCGCCAACCTGCTTTGCGACCACGACACCCGCGATGTCGTTGGCGTTATCGAATCTGTCGAGATCGGTGCGGACAGGGTTGCCCGCGCCGTGGTGCGCTTCGGAAAAAGCGCTCGTGCAGAGGAAGTGTGGAACGACGTGCGCGACGGCATCCGCCGCAACGTGTCTGTCGGCTACATGGTCCACAAAGCGCAACTGGTCGAGACCGTGGACGGCGTGGAAACCTACCGCGTCACCGACTGGGAGCCCTTTGAAGTCTCGCTTGTCAGCGTTCCCGCTGACGCATCCGTCGGCGTAGGCCGCAGCCTCGATGGCGCTGACACACCAGCGCCAGACGCAGCCCCTGCACCGCAAGCCACCACCCCCACCCAACCCCCATCCGAAC